TCGTCTAATATCTCTGGTATTTTCCTTGCTACACACTCATTTTTTGTTTCATCATCTAACCTACAAGCAGGGCTTTTTTTATTATATTTTTTGTATGCTTTTAATTCTTCTGTCTCTTCTGTTGTCTCTTCTTTTTCCTCTGTATTTTCTTCCTCTGTTAATTCTCCATCATTTTGTTCTAATTGATTTTTTAATTCTTTTTTCATTTTTTTATTATTTTTAATTTATTTTATAATTGCAGTCCGTCCTATGGCGGAGTTTCTAACCTTTTTTATTATAAAATAGGATTATCTGCCCTTGTTATAATTATTAAATGTTGTTCCCCAATAATGTCTTGCGTATATTTTATCTTTTCCCCTGTAGTAATAAGAATTTTCTTCTGTTTCGTCTATCGGGTGATAAGGAATAAAATAATGCATCGGGAATATCTTAATCTCTGGAGCGTATTTTATCAACTCTTCAGTACAAAACTTATTTCCTGTTTGTGATGGAGGATAAGGATAATTTGGCAATTCTCTTTCATATTTATGATATAAATCATCTATTAAATGCTTTACAAATTCATTTCCGCTTTTTGCTCCATAAATAGGAACTATTTTAAATTTATCTATGCTTTTTAAAAACTTTGGCGTTTCTATTTTTTTTTCTTCGTTAGTACAAGCCCAATCTATGGCATCTGCTCTGCATCTAACAGCAAACAATTCATAATCATTGTCAAATAATTCTGTTATATTTTCCAGACATTCACTATCCGCTGGTATAACCACTCCTCCGTATTCATATAATATCTCATATCTTATAATATCTGCTACTCCGTTATATTTTTTATTTCTTTTATAATATTCTATAAGTTTTTGATTTATCCAATTTCTTTTAAAAACTTTACTATTCGTCCATAAAACATATTCCCAATCAGGATTTTTTTCCTTCCAAGTGTCCATCCATTTTTTAGGTTTTTTTTCATCTCCAACCCATATTTGATGGATTATCTTTTCTATTTTCATTGTATTTTATAAAATTAACATTTAATATTTTTCTTTGTTTTTAGTAATTCTCTTATGGCTTTGTTCAATGCTCTTTTATAATTTATTTTTTTATCTTCTTTTAATATTTTTTCCAATGATTTTTTTGCTTCCTCAATTGTTTCTTTGTTTTTTTTATCTTTTTCTTTCTCTAAATCACTACAAAACTTTGAACATAAACTTTCAGCAATCGCTACTGCTTGTTCTTGTTTCATATCAGGATTTTCGTCTAATATCTCTGGTATTTTCCTTGCTACACACTCATTTTTTGTTTCATCATCTAACCTACAAGCAGGGCTTTTTTTATTATATTTTTTGTATGCTTTCTCTAAACAACAAGTATTTATTCCTTTTGATTTGGCTAACGCTAACGCATCTGCCGGTATATTTACGGCCGATATTTCAAGTAAAGTATTGTTTTTCAAAACTCTAACTCCATTTACTTCTTCATAATCTTCTGAATTAAAACCAATTGAAAACGCTCTTATAAACTTTCCAGCATATAATTTATAAATTGTATTAGCAAAATCATATTCGTTAATAGCAAACTTTATTTTACCTTCAAGCATTTTATCATCATTTACAAAAATATCTATCATCTGTCCGATAGGAGGGCTCAACTGGTCGTGCGACCATAAAACAACAGGATTTTTCTTGTATTCCTCTAAATTCCAAGTTTCTTGGTCTATCATTTCACCATCTCTATCAGGCAATCCTGATGAAAAGATTGCTCTTATTATTCCGTTTTCTTCATCTATATTTTCTACTTCAACGCTAAATGTTTTTTTAATAAAATTCATATTATTTTATTTAATTTTATAATTCATATTTTGATGGATTACAAAATTTATTATTTATAAAACTTTTAAATTCTGTTGTTGACGCAACAAGATTTGTTGTGCTAATAAATGGACAATTATTATATTTTTCTATTTCTTTAACATCTAATATTTTAAAATCATCGGTAAAAACTGGATTTATTTCTTTAATAAAATAATTACAATAATAACTTCTTAACATTGTATTACTTTTATATTTGTCTATAATAAATTTTAATTTTTCTTTATTATAAACTATTGGGAAATGAACACCGAAAAATAATCCGTTTTTAAATTCTTCATATAATTTTTTTATTCCTTCTTTATAATAATAACTTTCTTTATACTGGTAATTCATATAATAATATTCTAGTGTTCCTTTATAGTAATAAGGTATTTCGTTATATTCTTTTAAGATAAAAAAATCATCGTTTGACAAAATAAAATTATCTGATATCTCTTTTGTCTCTAATATTATTTTCATCTTTTCATAAACATTATTGTATTTGTTATTTTTAATATCGTTGTATTTTATAAAATTAACATTTTTAATAAAATCTGGTTTATATCCTATAAGAAAAACATTATCAAACTTTAAATTTTTTTCAGCACTTCTTAAAGAATATCTTAACTCAATATTGTCATTTAAAATTTCTCTTTTTGTTAAATAAACTAAATCCATTAAATTTTATTTGATAAATTTATCACTACGGGAGCAATCGTACAACGACAATTTGGCTCGCAAGGATACATTAAATTATTTGAAAACGGCTTATCTAATTCTACAATTTCACCATCAATTGCTAAATGCTCTGGCCTTACTCTATCATCTAAAGTAGCAACCCATTCTTTACCTTCTACAACCTCGCTTTGCCTATACGCTTCAATGTGTGCTTCGTTTACAACTGCGTTTGTTTCTGTTCTTGCTATTGTCTCTGATCTATAATCGCTAAATTCTCTGTAAACATCTTTTATTATTTCTTTTAATTCAGGAATTGATTTTCCTTCCTCTATTCCTACTGATAAACTATCGGCTAATTTATCAAGCGTTGTTCCTATAACTGAATGGGCAAACAATTTTGCTCTTTCTTTTAGCATTCTATTTATTTCTTTTCCTGTGTTTATTTTTTTATAACTTTTATGAATGTCAAAGGGCTTGTCAATTCTCAATAATTTCATCGCTTTATCCCCTGCCTCTTGAAAAATTGAAACATATAAAGGGAATATATTTTCAATAAATTTATTTTCCTCTTCTTCTTTGTTCAATAATTTTTTAATTTCTCTTTTTGTTTTTGGCCTTTCCTTGGTAAAATTTTTAATTACTTCATCTCTTTCCTGATTTGCTAATCTTACCACTAATTGCCTCATTCTATTTTTTTTATTTTCTATGTCTCTTATAACATACTCAGAATATTGTTTTCTTTTTTCAGTGTCTTTAAACAATGACCTGCTAAAATTCTTTTTAATTATATTATCATTATATATTTTTTCTTTTAATTCGTTCTTAATTTTTAAAGCCCTTCTTCCGTGCAACGATTTAATATTATATAGTTTTGTTTTTTCAACTTCTGCTTCTATAATATTATCAGTTAAAGGCCTAAACAAAACATCTCCTCCTGTTATAGCAGGCAAGTTAAACATTTTTCTTGCTTCATTTATTGTAATCCATTTATCAATTCCTGCTTGTAATTCTTGTAATTTTAATTCTCTATCCTCTGGCGTTGGGTCAACAAAATCTAAATAATACTCTTCACCGAATTCAGGAATAATCAACTCTTCATTTAATTTATTAACTAATAATCTCATTTCAGGAATAATTGTTTCTCTTATAAATATCTGTTGTGCCGTTAAACTATTTGCCCTATTAACATCATCTAATATCGCTACAATAGGCTTTGGCACCTTAAATGCTACAAGAATGTCATCTCTTGTAAATTTCATCGATTCAATATAGTCCATCTCTTTTTGACTCAACGATATTTGATTATATTTCGCTCCGTTAGTTAATACTCCTAACCTACTGCTTTTTCCATCTCCTTTATGTCTTTTTTCCCACCCCATTATCAATTCCTTAACTTGAATAGGATTTAAATAAGTGGGAACTTCTATTATTCCATCTGGCCTTGCGTTATTTATGAAAAAGTTTCTCTGATAATTATTAGCAAATTCTTCAATTTCAATTCTTTCTTCTGCTGGCAACACTGGCGACATTCCTAAGTAATAACTTAATGGCGATGGATACTTTATGTGAATGATATCGTTTTTGTCAATTCTTTTTGTTTTTCCATCTTGAACTATCTCATAATATTTAATAAAGTTTTCCTCGTCTTCTACAATTGTAATTAAATCAGGCCTTATATTCCATAACTCCACAACTACATTTTTATTATTTCTTACTTTTAAAATAAAACTATCACCTGACAATTTTCTGTTTATAACATCTGTTTGAATAAATTCCTCTTTTGTGTAAAAAGGATTTACACGATATAACAAATCTAAAATAGGATGCGATAATATCTCTTCAACCTCACCTCTATTGTTTAAGATTTTAAAAAGTTTAAAATCAATTGCTGAAACGCTTTCCGCTATTCTTGAAACGCAAGCATAAACATAAACTGATTTTGAGTAAGAGTATAAAAATTTTGTTTTGTTATAATCTGAAAAAAAACTTCTTCTTGATGGATAATCAAAATCATCGTCTAAATCATCTAAAAATGTTTTTGTTTTATTTGGTAAAAATATTTTTTTAAAATTAGAAAAAATGCTCATAAAAAATATTTTAATTTATTAAATTATATTATTATTTTATTTCATTGTCAAATTAAAACCAGGTAATAGTTGGCGATTGTGAATATTGCGTCATTAATCCATAAACTAAAAATACAAAAGCGTCAACTAAATCATCGTGTTCTTCAATTCCAAAGTTTAAAAGTTGTATCAATAAATCCTCACAGCCTTTTTTAGGAAACAATACCATTCCGTTTTCTATGTAAGAAGATATTGTCATTAATCTTGCTCTTTTATCAGAACTAACCTTAACTCCTATTGCTGGTAATCCTGCCTTCTGCATTGCTTCAATCTGCATTGCTTGATAAGCGACATCTTCAACCCACAAAGGAGTATTAGTTCCATTTCCTAATATATTGCTTACAATAGATGCTTTATTCGTTGTTTCAAAACCGCTTAATCTTTCGTTCACTGGATTAGGCATTACATATATCGTTGGTTTGTTATTAACAACTGCCATCACTCCGCTAACCATTGCGGTATAATCAGCAGTAGATTTTTTAGATATCGCTAAATCAACTCCTGTCCCTTTTGATATTATATTTTCATCTTTTGGCAACTCATCATAATATTTAATCCAATCATCTTTTATCACTTGTCCTTCTTCTGGCACAATTCTTAATAAATATTCTCTTTGCCACGACCTCATTCCTATCGAATCGTTATATCCGATTTTTCTTTTTTCTTCTTCTATTACTTCCTCATTAGGAAACTTGTCTGGCCAAGCGATTTCATTTCTATCATTTATCAATGGTATTTTCAAAACTTTTCCATCTCTTATTTTATCTTTAATCTCTTTTTCAATTCTTGACATTACTCCGTCTGAATGAAGTAAGTTTCCTATAAGAATAAATTTTGTTTTTTTAGCCTCTCCTGCTGGCATAACATTTCCCACCAACCATCTATGAGTTTTGTCTCTTTGCTCTTTTGTTCTTATCATCTCTACATCTTCAATATCATCAATTATAACTAAATCTGGTCTCCATTGCTTATATCTTATCCCCCTAACTTTTTGTCCTGTTGATTTTCCAACTATTTTTGTGTCGTATGTAGGAATAATAATAGATGTTTTTTGCCATTCTTCTGATTTTGCGTTTTCTAAAATATTAAAAGGTCCAAAATCTTTTTTTAATAAAGAATTGTTTTCCAATTCTGTTTTTATGTTGTAAATGTGTTCTTTTATTTGCGAAAATGTATCTGATATTAAAACAATAAAATGGGCTTTGCCTGTAATCATTGCCCATATAGGATAAAATAACATTGAGATTGTTGTCTTTCCGCTTCCTCTAAAAGATATTATTTCAA